AACTTTTGCTTTAGAGCTTTCTTTATATTCAGTTGTCAATCCTTTAAGATATAATATAATATCATCAGCACCACTTGCACTTGCTAGAGGTGACAATGAACCAGTTGTGAATGTAAAGTCATTCCACCTAATATCAAGGGTCGGTGGGTATATCGTATGAGTATCAGTTGAGAAATATTTCATCGACCCAAATTTCTTTGTAGACGATTCATCAATTCTACTTTTTAATACAATAAACCCATTGTTAGTTCTATCACCAACCAACCAATCATTAACGTAGTCGGTAACTTCAACATTTAAGTTTTGAACGTATCTATCAAAGGATTGTGAATACGATGAATTTGTTCCCCATGAAGATGTGTACCAAGTACCACCACCTTGATTTACATTATATCTTGATTCAAATGTCTTATCAGTATAGTATGAACCAGTTGGGTATAATGCCGGGTCGGTTCTTAATAAAAATGATGACAAAGAAGCACTAGCGTCACCAACTGTATCATTGAAGTATGTCCATCTAAAAAAGTAATAACCATCTTGTGATGCTACAAAACTTGAAGTGTGTGGCGATGACCCACTTATATATTGTGAGTATCCATTTATTTCAGTAGATTGTAATTGTCTACCATCAGGTTCTAATATTGAAAATGCTATTGAACTACTTGCATCGGATGACGAAGCAAACATATTACCGCTATTCAAATCAAAACTGGCGGTATATCCAACACCACCATATAATTCAAATCTTTTGACTAATGTGGCTCCACCAAAATTAGAAGCACTCATGTTTAGTCTACTTTGACTAACAAATATAGTAGCAACCTCACCTAAACTTCCTGTGATTGGTTCACTTAAAAAGTAACTGGCGGAAGCAGGTGTGCCGGTAATTACAAAAGTATCGTTTAGCAGTACGCCCGCTTCTTGTTGTTTATACAAAAAGAAGTTATCAATTATAGCAGTTACTCCATTACTTGCGTCTTGGTCGAAGAAAGTAAATTGTATGTTATGATTTCCGGTGGTATTTGGTGTAAACGATACTGATTGTGTAGATGCTGTTCTGATAGATGAGGTGTAATTTGTAACCTCATTTGATGTGAAATATAAACCATTCGGTCTCTGAATTCTAAAATCAATAGCCTCTATAGTATTTGGGTTTATTTCAAAATTAATATAGTATGTAGAACCACTTTGTAATGAAGCTGAAAGGTTAGCAGTACCACCACCATAGTAAGACGCAGATAATTCCATATGGTAAGCGCTGTTTACTTGAAGTACAGGAGCAGTACCATTTATACCATTAATACTATCTACAAGTTGAAATGGACTTGTGGTTGATAAAAAGTCATAATAACCAAGGAGTCCAGCTACAGTACTTGCATTTAAACCATTGAATGAATTAGCTTCAGCAACACTCCACTCTACAACACCATCACGATGTGTCCATGATACACCTTGAGTATTGTGTGGTGTGTCGGGTTCAGAACCAAGCCCCTCTTCCCAAGATTCTTTTAAAGGGTAAACGTGTAATGTATAACTTGATGCTATTTGAGATTCATCAATAGATTCAAGGTGTAAATAATATTTTATATCACCACTAATATCACCATCAACTATCGATTGACTTATGGTCGATAAATCAAATTGTAGTAAAGCTCTACTATTACCAAGTAAAGTTGTGTTATCAGTATCATATAATTTTGTAACTTCAAGAATCTCATCCTTGCCAGTATTCTGATTCTTACGAAGTGTATCTTCGTAGATTGTTGCGTCTTTCTTTGGATAAAGTCTATAAATCATTTCTTACCTCTTAAAACAATCTAACTACCTTACCACGGATGTCCGTGTCAGGATATTTTACTTCAAAAATAGCAGGGTCTTTTGGTGGATATATCATACCATTTCTTGTAGCGTTTTTCATGTCGTATTTATTCGATGAATATAATCCATCATACTTGTTTACTATTTGTAGACCATTTTCACCATTTTCATTTGGTCTAATAACACTTTGAACACCCTTTACACCATCCAATAATACATACACCTCTGATAAATTTATTGGTTGATTTATTTGCATATTGTCAATGTGGAAGTATTTTTTAAGAGCATCAACACATCTTAATAAAACTTCATTTGAATTGTAGTTTGGTAATACAATAATTTCAAAGTCAATACCAACGTTTACAATGTGAGCATTTTTAATATTAACAGCATCGGTTAGGATTCTATAATATGACAAATAGTTTTTAAGATTTTCTTTTGTTGCTGTGTTTAGATTTTTTAATCTTTGGTTAGCGTCATATCCAAGAACATAGAAGTTAATAGCTAACGGATTTGGAATACCACCTTTTGAAATGTAAGTTCCATCTAAAGATGTTGATACTTGAAAATCAGGAGCAACGTATGCTTTAGAAACCGACCCAAATTGTGGTGGCATTGCATATGCTCTTAACACATAGTCCTCACGAGTTACTGCTCTATTTTGGGCTCTAAAATATGATATAGCATTTTGACGAACGTCTTCAATATCCTCTTCATACTTACCACCACCAGCAGCAGCTTCATTGGTTACAGCCACCGAACGTTCAACTACTCTAACAACCGTGTTGTCCAAGTCACTTGAATCATTTTCTAAAATTAAATCCGATACTTGTGTTAAATCTTGAGATGGTACATTATCAATAACACCATTACCGACTCTATATGTAACAGTTAGTGTAGTGTTAGCAGGAGCAACTCCATACGTCTTTGAATATAAGAAGTTAGATGGGTCAATTCCTTGGTCAAGATTTGATGTAGCTGTATATAAAGCAGAACCCACATTACTTGGGTTTGGTAAAATTTCTTCATCAGCATTTGATGATACTCCAGCACCAAATTGAACATCAATAGAACCATCATCAACGATTCGTGTAACAAATCTTTTTGGTACTTTTTTAAGTCTTAGCAAATACGGAGTTTCCGAAGCGTATACTGACATTTGTAAAGAATAGTCTGTGGTATTGGGTACTTGTTCAAATATAGTGTCTTGAGCGAGGTACTCTACCTTTGACCACACGTCACCATCATCATCGGTTATTTTTATAACATCAATCAGACCATCATCTTCTATTTTGATTTTATCATAAATTTTTGGAGTTGTAAATGTAAACGTAGCAGTTTTTTCTTCACCACTAACAGCCTTGACGTACTTTTTAAGTAGATAATAAACCGGCTCGTTAGTTGTCTCGTCAATTTGATAAACAGTTACTTCAGTTGGGTCATACGATGATGAAAAGCTGAAATTTACTTTCTCTATAGTAGAAAATGTCACGTTTGGATTTGATACCGATGATACCTTCATACCTTCTTTTACAGTAAGAGCATAATCGAAATCAGGAGAAACGTTATCACCAACACCTTTTGATGGTACAAGCTGATACACACTCAGCGTGGTATTTGCTGGAACATTTAGTTTGGGTTTGTATCCCAATGATTGGGCTATCGTAAATACGTTTTTCTTTTCTTGAGCTTCTTCAAGAATTGATTCTCTTAATTGAACATCGGTATAATATGAAAGTACATCACCAACATATGATGCCATTTCCATGAACATCATTCCAGGCGAAGCCTCATTAAAATCATTATATGTTTGTGGGAAGTAGTTCTTTGTAAAGTCTATAAGATTTTGTCTTATGTCACCAAAATCACGACCAATTAAGTTTACTTCTTTTTTTACTTTGTCTGCCATTTATATTCCTTAAACTATTGTCATACTTCCTTGTGATGATATATTCATTGTTATGTTTCTATTAGCACCAGTTTCGGTTACTTTGTAATTCAATGATATGTTTACTCTATTAGTGTCTTCATTTACATTTATTACAATCGAATTGATTATAATATATGGTAACCAAAACTTTATATCAGCTGTTAATGAATTTGATAAAGACTCTTCAAGGTCATCGGTAAGTTGTTCAAATAATAATGAATAAACATCAGTACCAAAGAATGGTTGAAATGGGCGTTCACCCTTTCGAGTTAACAACAAATTTTTTAAGTTAGAGATGGATTGTTCTTCCGTGGTATATGATAGTTTAAACAAAGGTTCACCACCCAATGGTAGCATAACACCAATAGCAGTGTTCCTTTTTAAATCAAGTGGATTTATTTTCCATTCTCTACGAGTAGCCATTACATACCTTTCTTCTTGGCATCAATGGCTTTCATCAAAGCTGAATAATCTTTTGTAAGAGCGTCAACAACAGCAGCACCAGCTTCAGTTTGTTGAAGTTGTTCTACTGATATGGATTTACCGTCAGCACTTTCTAATACTCCGCTTTGAACCGAACCAAATCCTTGTGCCATATTCGAAGTAAATACTCGACCACCACCCATGGAATTAATACTACGCCATTCACCACTATCAGCGGTCTCATTTAAAAGTTCAGAGAACTTACCACCAAATGATACATTTGATTTTTTCTTTGGAGTTGATTCAAATATATGTTCAACATCCAGCGGGTCTTTTTCTAATATTGATTTTTTAACCGGCTTGGATTTAATTTCGTTAATAATGGATTCACGGATAGCTTTTTCACGTTTAGCCATCTCCTTTTTTACTTCCTCTTTAACGATTATTTGAATCGCTTTAAATAGTTTATTTGTGTCCATAGTAATAAATATCTTTACTTTAGTTTATTTTGTTTTCGGTATCATTACCATTTTTATTATTGATACGAGCTTTTTTAATATAAGTATCAATCGCATCACTTATAATCCTAGCAAAGTCTTCAGTAGAACCACCACCAGGTCTTTTTCTCAACTCTTCAAGTTTTGTAGCTATTTCATTTTTGAGTTCTGTTTTATTAAGAGCCATATTATAAACCTTGTTTTATTTTTAAAAGTATTTCGGCAATCCTTGGATGTGGGCCTGTCGGACCTACTGCTGTCGGATATAATCCTTGAGCCAATATTTCTATTGCTTCAATTATTTTATCTATTGTTGTAGCATTAGCAGGCGTAGCTAAAACTATATCTTTATTAGATGATAAAATTACACTATCAGTTTTAGAGTTTATAACAACTTGACCAGAGTTAATTAACAATTGTGGTTTATTGTAAAAAGAAATAGGAGTTGTGGTTATTGGTAACGTTTGAGTTTTAAGAGGTACTGTTTGAGCAGATGTCATCCATATCGAAGTATCGTCTTTGTTGATATCTTCTACTACAAACTTATTATATCCACGACTGATACCAGCTCCATTTCTAAATATTGTAATTGGTGATTCAGGAGTTGTCGATGTCCACGTTGGTTCAATGGTAGCACCATCTACCAATATGTCAGTTTTTTTTACATTCCTCGGAGTGTACCCAAATCTTATAGATTGACCAAATCGACCTTCTAAAATAACATCACCAAGAAAACCTTGGAGTTGAGATACGTTTGGAGATTCAACGAATCCATTACCAAAGTTAACTGAAGAGTCGGTGGATGCTCTAGCAGGAATACCAGCTGAAGATTGTACTATAGCTGCGCCAGCAGATGTACCAGGTTGTAGGTAATTTAATTTGGGTAATGAATTATGATTAACATTGAATTGTAAAGATACGGGAGATAGATAATAGTTTTTGGCTTTTCTAGCAACAGCTGATGATGCTGCGTCTGAACCTACAACTATGTATACTTGTTCACCGATTACAGGAATTTGTCTAAAATTCATAGATAGTGGATAACACTCTATGTTACTACCAACTCCACCTGAATTACTTGATACTGTAATTGAATTTACTAAATTCGGGTCTTTATCGTTTAGGTTTATTTTTTGTACTGTACCTAATTTCATTCATCATCCTCGTCTGATTGTTTAGGTAAGTCTTTTTCAACTTCATCCATAGCAGCCATTAACTGCTTTTTCTCTTCATCAGATAATATAAATCCACCAGTTTCAGCAACAGCGCTGTCTTTCATCATACGTTGTACGATAGCGGCTAGCTTTATAAGAGCATCGTCATTCTTAACTGATACATCGAGATATTCCTTAATGAGTGGAACGACAACAGCCGCATCGTTAAGATTCCTAACGAGCGGCTCAAGTTGTGCTATCAATAATTTTATTTGTCGGTCTTTCTTTTTCTGATTCTCATAAACATCTTTCATTAAATCAGAAAACGTTTTACCTTTAAATATTTCTTCGTGTCTATCCATTAAATTCTCCAATTCGGTGTGTTATACTAATATTATCGCCACGGCTATAGTCGGTATATAGTATTACATATATGGATTTCATCTTACCAACTACCTTTGTGATATATTGAGTTTGTACACCGGTTCGTTCTCTTATAAGTATATAAAGAGCCTTTTTATTATATGAGTATAGGTTTTTTCGAGTTCTGAATAATTCAGTAAGAGCATCTGCAATTTTCCTATCTCGGTCTTTGTCAAATAAGCTGTAAATGTTATGGTCCATGTATCTGACATAATAGTCCATAAAGTCAGACTGCATTTCTGAATGTTGTGTTTCCCAAACTTCATTCACAATGTTTCGTGATGTGTCAATTAAGTCAACGTCTTCACGAGCTTTGAACTGAGCGTAGTTCTGATTGTTCTCATTAAAAAGATAGTTTCTTGCGATAACCGTAAAGTAAGAAAACGCTCTACCATTTTCACCCTTAAACTTATGAATCTTTTCGTTTAGAAATGCAACTACGTTTTGTTTAACATCCTCATAAGGTACATCAAAATAATAAGTTTTATATGTGTGAATTACATTCTCAACTAACTTATCAAATGGGTAGTGTATAAACCTATTATAGATTTTATTTTTCAACCGTTGGTCATCACACTTATTATAAGCATTTATGGCCATTTCGGTGATTGATGTAAAATACCTTTTACTCTTCGGTTTGCCCGCTCGTCTCGCCATAATATTCCTCTAAATCTTCTACAATTTGATACATCTCCTTAAAAATAAAACCGGTCTCATCATCAGCTTCAAACGACCCAATTTTGTCAATCTCTTTCATACGAGCAATAGCATTATCAATGTGTCCTGCCATATTTGATAATTGAGTTTCGGACATTTCATATTCAGCATACAAAATGTCGTATTCAGCTTCAAGGGCTTCATATTTGTTTAATAGGTTGTATGTTGAGTATAATAAA